GATCAGGGCTTTATAACCCCGGCACCTGGCGAGTTATATCCAATTTTGCTTACAATAAGCATTAGTGCCCAGGCTCTTATCCCAGAATCCACCTCAATAGACGAGATTCTAGGTATTAACGAGCAGAGAGACTCTGAAGATCCTTGGAGACAACCATACCCCCCAACTTATCCCAGTTATAAATAATTATGAGTTATCAATTTTCAAGTGTAAATACAGCGGGCAGAACAAAATACTTTCCATTAGAAATAACGAGAGTTTTTAAAAGCCAAACTGGTGTTATTGAAAAATCTCAAGAGTTTTCAAGATTCATTTTTCTAACCAATTACAATGAATCGTTTGAAGCCAATTGGTCAACAGCGAATTCTAACTTTGGTGCTCTTAACAAAACACATAGATACTCTCAGACCAATAGAAAGATACAGTTTAGTTTTAAATTGCCAGCAAGAAATGTTGCAGACTCTAAAGAAAATTTAGAATTTTGCCAAAACCTGGCTCGCCTCGTATATGGAAAATATTATACAAGCTATGACAGCACCGACCTGTCCTCCCTAACACAATTTGGACTTGCTATATACAATTATCAAGGAGCACTTTTTGATATAAGGGTAAACTTTGGT